GTCTGTGCTTGTATCTTCCATTGGTACAGAAATCAGACCATTTACATATGTTTTCTGTACATCTGAAAAATAAGGATACAGTTCTCCTGCAAGTTCCCATATTTTCGTTGCAACTGTTTTAGGAATTACGGTACCAGTATTTTTCGTTGTATGAGTGTATGCCTCATTCACCAACTTGTAAGCTTCGTTTTCCTTATCGTTAAGTGGTTTATCCTGTAATTTTTTTGCCCATGCATTCAAATAACAGTCAGATGCCCATACATCTAATACATCTGTCCTCTTATCATCTGCACCTGTTTTATCATTTACAGAAAGTACTGTAGACAGTTCTGGCTCTTTATTAAGAGCATTAAAATTAGCTGCTGCCTGCGCGATTGCATCCCACTTTTCATCCAATGCTTTTACTTCATCCATCTTTGCTTGTGCTGCTTCTGCATTTCCGGCATCAATAAATGCCTGTGCTTCATCCATAAGCTTTTTTCTCATTGCCTCATACTGTTTTTTATTCATCTTTGTTCTCCCTTCATTTTTAGATAATTTAATTTTGTCTGCACTAAAAGAGTATCCTTTGTTTTATCGCCAATCATGTTCTTGACTCTTTCCATTTGCTCTTGAGTAGGAAGATTAAAAGCCAGACCGTTGACTAATGGTTCTACTTCTTGTTCCTGAAACATAATCTTATCTATCAGTCCTTTTTCCTTTGCCTGCTGCGCAGTCAGCCATGTCTCATGTTCCATCATTTCAAGTGCTTCAGCTTCCGTCATTCCTGCTTTGTCCATGTAAGCAGTACACAATGCCTTATCCGCTGTTCTAAGCACTTCTCCCATATGTTCCATTGTTACATGATTTCCCCGCACTCCGCTTGATACACAATGCACCATCATAAGTGCTGTTGGCGACATTTCACAATAACCCGCCATAGCAACGATAGACGCTGCGCTGCACGCCTCACCTGTTATGTATATTTTTATATTGTTTTTATGCGTTTTCAGCAGCGTATAAATTTCAGACCCAACATCAATCACTCCGCCTGGCGAATTAATATAAATTTCTATTTCATCGCCTGCCTGAAATAAATCGAGTATTTGCTGTACATCTTTCGGACAAGTACTATCTCCACCAAAAAAGTTATAATACCATTTATAATCATTGGGAATCATTACACCCCTGATATTGATTTTGTGTTTCATCTTTTTCCTTCCTCATAGTATCCAATAATTTTATGGCTATTGATGCCATCACCATGTAATTCTCTGAGTTCATTTTATTGAGTATTCCACCAATCATATCCACAACCTGCGTATCAAGTCTGCGTATAGGCTGATCTCCGCCCTCTATTGGTGCCATATTCATTGTTTCACGCCATTCATTTGGTGTCATAGCACCACGATCAACCATCTGCACAAAACCTAGTTTTGTAGTGAGACTTGCACACTGCAGATTGCTTGCTTCAAAAATTATCCTATTGTTACATCCTCGCTCGCGCCTGCTGAATAGTCTGACAGAATAAGTCTCCCCCAACTGAATAGCAAGTGGTTCAATTTCTGCCTCATAATAGGCGTTCCAATCATCTTCTGTCCATTTTGACTGAACAATCTTTTCATTGGTATTAAAAAACGAATAGATCCTGTTGATTGTCTCCTTTGTCTGCAGAGCATTGGGTACATAATCTTTAGGTTCTATGCGAATTGCTTCTGTTTTTGCATCCGTTCCCGCTGCACCCCATGTATCACTTTCAATACTCAAATAATTATCTACAAATTCTTTTACATTTTTTTTAATATCTTCTGGGCGCATTGATTGTGTAAACTTTAATAACCACCGAATAATGCCACTATTTTTAATTGCTTTTATGATACCTTGATCAATTGTTCCGACAACTTCCATCATTTGTGACAATGCTTTTGCAGGACTTTCGCCAAACACATCATTTTCATTAAAATCTTGCCTTAAATGAATGACCTCATGATATAGAAATTTCTGGCTCTTTCCGTTCCTGTAAGTAAACTTTAACCAAAGTTCATTATTAATATATTCTGTTTCACACATTACACAGGGAATTGGATATAACTGTATTGGTTTATTATTTTCATCTCTAACAATCAAAATAAAAGCATTATTATTCAGGCAAAGTTGTGTTGTAACTTTCTCTTGAAACTGCTGCCCTGTCATAAGTGGGTTTGGTTCTGAAAGCAGAAAACGAATATTGGCATCTGGATTGATTGTTAGACCAGACACATCTGATCGAATATGTTTTCCTACCAATTTCCCTACCGCCTTGACTTTTGGCCTTAAACAAGATCGAACAATATCACTTTCATACAGTTTTCCATTCCAAGAATAGAAGCTTTCACCATATGTTGTAACCATCTGCATAATATTTTTTTCCACTTTTTCATCTTTCTTTGTGGGTTCTCTTTTTCTGAACAGTTTCATCCTTCCTCCTTAAATCATTGACAGATATTCTTCAAGATTATTTTCCAGTACCACATATGCATCTAGCAAACCTGCAAGACCATCAATACGTCTTGTACTAATATTTCCCTTACATGGCTGGATATTATTGTTTTTATCAATATCTACAACTGTGTTTCCCAAACACCACTTTAATATTGGATTGTTGTTATATATTACTTTTTTCTTTTCAAGGTCCGCTCCCAATGATTTCATTGGACTTGATAGCGTCTTTTTACCCTGTATGACAGGTTCCATTACTACCGCTCCAAATGTATTCTTCATATCTTCAACAAAATATGTGGCAGACCATGCATCATACCCACATTTATACAGATAAATGTCATAATCCTGTTGTACCTCTTCAAACCACTCCCGAATATATTTATAATGCACCTTGTTTCCTGGACATGTTCTCAAAAGTCCCCGATCGCGCCACAAGTCATATGGTATTTTATCTTCTCTTACCCTTCGTTCCAACAAGTCTTCAGGAAGCCAATACATTTGCAACACATATATCCTGTTATCACCACACACCATGAATAACACTGTCGCATTAGTTAAATCTGTAGTACTTGACAAATCACAACCACCAATACCATAACGTGGTTTTAATGTTGAAATATCAAACATTGCTGTATTATTCAGTTGCTCAAACGTCAGCCATGCTTCAGATGAGGTCTCTCTAATATTAAATTCCTTACAAACAAGGTCTTTTACCTCTGCTGGATTATTGATTGCTTTATTAACCTTGTTTTCAAGATACTCCCATTTTTTTGACACTCCTAAATTGGGATTTGCTTTCATCCATTTACTTTTGTCCGGCCATTCTTTTCGCTCATCTAATTCATAGATAAACGGGAAAAAATGTATGTCCTTATATCCATTCTCATTAAAAATTCCATTTATAATATGCTCTGCCTCTTCATATTTGGCATCATAAATGTCTTCTCGAATTGTTCCAGCCGTTGATGTAATGTATATAAGCGGCTGGTTTCTAGCAGAAACGCCATCTGCTAATATGTCATATAATGCCTTTCCATTTTTCCACTGGTGAATCTCATCCAAAAGCGCACAATGTATATTCATTCCGTCAAGGCTATCATAGTCACTCGCAAGCGGTTTAAACACACCATTGTTAAACTGTTCACTTGATATATCTCCAACCCTGCATTTCACATGTCTAGCAATCGCCTTTGACTTTCTAACCATACGAACGCTTTCCTGCCATATAATCTTTGCCTGATCTCTTTTTGTAGCTGCGCTATAAACTTCTGGTCCTCTTTCCCCATCTCCGATAAGCATATATAATCCAACAATTGATGACAGAAATGATTTACCATTTTTCTTACCTACAATGAGAAGAGATTCACGGCAGATTCTGTTTCCTCTTTCATCAATAAAACCAAATACTGCTGCCAGATGCGCCTTTTCCCAGAGTTCCAATACAATAGGCGAACCATCTCCCTTAGACGGACAGCAGAATGTTTCAGCAAATTCAATTATGTGGTTCGCCCTTGCTGGATTGTATGTCATATTACTGTCAGGATTCAGTATTTTATCTGACAAATATTTATACCACTGATATGTTTTTCTGCATACAGGTATCTCTCCGTGTTCAATTTTCTGCCAGTATTGTATTATAGGGTTATAGTCCCTTGGATATTTTATCTTAACCACTCTTTTCCCTCAAAAATTCAGCAAACTCATCACCCTGAGATGACAAATTATTTTTCTTGGTCATACAGTCAAGCAGTATCTTCATAGCCTGCGCCTGTTTTTGTGACATTGCAAGATAAAGCTGTGCATCAGGACTTTGTTTAGTTCCATACTGGTTCTCACCATTCTTGTACTCCACTGTTGTACCTTCTCTTATAATGCTCTCTCTCAAATCTTGCATTGTCACTGTCAGAAACGCTACATCATCCACCAATGCCATAACTAATTTCTTTTTATTTTCATCAATTTCTTTAAACAGTTTTCTTAGTCTGGATATTTCTTTTTTAATCCTCTTTTGTTTTTCCACATACTCAGAAATACTGTCATATTCTGCTTCCCGTCGTATTTCCTCTTTTAAATACTCATCCTCTGTAATCATAAATACCACACCCCCTTTATGACAAGCTGTATGTTAAATCAATCTGTGCCATCGGTCTTGCAAAAAGATTTTAGGACTCTTCCGAAAGGGGGGAGTTATCAACCTTCCGCAAGGAGATTGGTTGTCCATCTCCATCAAATACAAACAACGGTTTCACTTTTTTATTTCCAATTCCATGTTTCTCAAACTTATCATGACAGTCTTTGCATACATACTGCAAATTATTATGTTTCAGAGATATATCAAGATTGTTGATATTACTTTTTGTTAACATTGTTTTGTGATGCACTATGTATCCTTGATTACTGCCACAAATTTCACATACACCACCATCTATCATTATTCTTTGACTAATATAACTATCCCTGCACTGCTGCCAATGCTTTGAATTGTAAAACGCCTTTGCCCACTCTTTTGCCATAACGCTACTCCCTAACACAAAAAGAACGCTGTTTAGCAGCGCCCTCTTTGTTATGTACTATATTCGTTAACATGATAGCTTCTGCTTATTATCATGTTAACATATTAAATGTAGAAAAAAGCGACACTTACATTTTTGATAAAAAATCTAAATCAATGATGCTTATTCAAGTATCGTGTTACCGCTTTTTCAGGATATGATCTATCATAATGCATTATCTTGGCTATCTTTATCCATGTATAGCCATCCATATATTTATACTGCATTATCCTCCGAACCCGACTGTCAACAACCGAATTTATATATTCCATAATTTCTTGTTCCAGTTCTGTTATCATTTGTTTTCTTTCTTCCAGCAGCTCTATATTGCCCGAAGGATTTTCTGTACTTTTATGTCTTATCTTTTGTTCGATTTCTTTTATTTCTTCTCTCAGGTCAATTAGCTGTTCCAGTTTTTCCTTCGTCAATGTTTTTCCCCCTCCTTTAACTTACACAGCCTCAACATAATTATGGAAAATTTGTTCAATATATCTGTCGCCGCATCTTCACTTCTTCCCCGCTTACATATGTTTGTGGCTGTCGTCTTTCTGAACAGATGCGGATACTGCCATTAACTATAATTCGTCAAATTCCTCACCTAGTTTTCTAACCTCCCTTTCAATATCCTCTATATCTCTATTCACCGCTTGAAGTGCTCCCCTTGTTGAAACATTAACTTCTTTATTGTATCCTCCGTTTAGTGGCATTGCTTGCAAGCAATATGAATGAAGAGTCCTTTTCGCAATATCCGCATCCTCTCTGCACAATCCCTGCATTTTTTCCAACTCTTTTTTCCTTTTAAATAATCTATCAATTGTATCTTGCAACTCATTTGCTCGTAATAATTTTTCTCTTGTCACTATGTTTTTCCTCCTTTAAATTTCAGTTTAGCTCGATTATTCGAGTTTATTGGTAAATCCTTATTTAACCAACATGTTCTTTCGCACACCAGTCTAGGAACCTACTGCAATATTTACTTGTACAGGGGCTATTGTCGCACTCCCCATATTCCTTTTCACAGATAAGACAGTTAAATACTCCTTTTGTCTCTTTTAAACTCATTTCTGTGTCCTCTGCAACTTGCAACAACTCCATTTCATCTAGTCCCATCACTTTTTCAACCATTTTCTGGCGCATATACTCAACATTCGTCATATGCCGCTTTCCCCCTCTCTTTCCTCATTGCCTCAAAGCATAACTCCTGCGTGATAATCTTATTCATTACCAAATCGCCAATTGTTACACCTCTTCGCCAACCTTTGGAGTCTTCCACAATACACATATGCGGATATTTTGCCACTACAGTATATTCTACCTTCTGGGCAATTCCCCTTTCATTATCCGGTTTTTGTTTTAACTTTATCTTTGTATTTAATCCTAACTCCGCATAAGTCATGGCTTTATCCTTTCTCTAATGTAACATTCGCTCTTTAAGCAGAGACAACGCATCTAGTAGGCAACTATATTTTATTACTTGGTCTTCTCTATTTTCAGAGATAGCCGCTTTCAAGTAGCTATCAAATTTCCAGACCAGATTATTAATTGTGTTTAAACTATACCCGCCTTTAAGCTGTTGCTCCGCTGCTAGGTAAGTTTCAAATGTGCCAGATTCTGACACATTTTCTTTTTCCGGTTTAAATGTCTTTTCAGATGTGTCAGATTCTGACACATTTTTATTTCTTTCAGTTAGAGTACAGACTGGTTTTTCTTCTAATTCTCCGTTGTGGTTTGGAATATAAGGTTTTTCTATCCAACCACAACGAATATTACATGATTTCTCACATTGATTACAGCATTGTACGCCTCCATAACCGCAACAGTTACACGCTCCATATTTACTCCAACCAGTAACACACTTTTTAGGAAATACTTGTCCGCAATCTGTTTCTGCAATATTTGCTTCCTTGAACGTTTCTTCAAATGTGTCAGATTCTGACACATTTTCCTTCTCCGATTCAGAGGGCTTTTCAAATGTACTAGATTCTGACACATCATTCTCTTTCTTTGGTTCTGGTGTCTCCTCAGATGTGTCAGATTCTGACACATTTTTATCTATGGATTCCAGAAAACTCTTCTGTCCTTTAATAGTTCTGCTGCCTGTCAGCTTCTTTATATCCTCTTCTGTGAATCCACCATTAACCATTGATATTTGTACAAGTTGTTTTTGTTCCTCTACCTCAAGCTTTGCTGCCTCATATGCAAGCGATATCCCTATACTGCCATCTTTAAAGATGCTCATTAACCATTCATCAAGTCTTGTACCAATTGTATTATATATAGCAATCTGTGCTTCTGATACACCAAGATAATCCGCCTCAAGTGTCCTTACCCTTCCATCAATCCCTTGTCTCTTTTTCAGCTTTGGGATAATCTCTTTTAGCTCCATATGCTGCATCACTTTTTCCCAGTCTGTCAGTTCCCTCTGGGTACTGTTTGTCATAACAAGAAGCATCTTCTCTGTATCTTTATCAATATTTTCTATAATCACTGCTGGAATATGTTCAAACTCTGGGTGTCCCTCCTGGACTAGCTCCATACAGGCACGCACACGCCTATGACCTGCGATAATCCTATAAGGAACAGTTCGTGCCTCTTCTCTAGCAAGCAATATGTTTTGTTGTACTCCGCCCATTGCAAAAATACTGTTCTTTAACTGTTCCATACTGCTGGGCTCATAGAAATTTTCTTCATTTGGCTTTATATCAAACACACTTACTCTTTCTGTTTTTTCTGCTGCCACCGCTGCATCTTCCTTACTTATCTCATTCATCATATCCATAATTGAAAAGCCTTTTGCCATTACCTGCCAATCCTCCTTTCATACTCAGCGGCAAGATTCTTATATCCTCCTGCTGCACCACACCTTGGTGAATGTACAGAAATTGGCTCTCCTGCAAATGTGCTTCGGCTTACTACCTGTGTCCAGCTTATTTTTGTTTCAAGTACTCTTCCACAGAAATCCTCTAACAGCTTTATCCCTTCGTCGCATAGTTCACTCTTTTTATATTGGGTAACAAGACAGCCTATAAATTCCAGCTTAGGATTATAGTACTTTTTTACATCTCTGATTTGTTCTAGTATTTCTCTAATTCCATCAAAGGCAAACTTGTCTATTGTGACAGGAATGATTACATCATCACTTGCCACAAGTGCATTGATGACAGAAATATTAATATCTGGTGCACAGTCAATCACACAATATGTATATTGGTCTCGCACCTGTTCTAGTGCTTCTCTTACACGGGACTGCTGTGGTTTTGTTGTATCTAACAATACTTGGCGGTCTGCTTTAAGCAATGACATATTTGCTGGAACCACATCTATTAATGCAAATTTTGTCCTTACAGATACTTCCATAATGCCCGCAGTCCCCAACAACACATCTGACAAACTCTTTTTGTCATAATCATGGCATTTCATAAACTTACTTGTATTACCTTGTTTATCACAGTCAATCAACAATACTCTACAATCATGGTTGTGCATCAGCTCATATGCCATATTGATGCTTGTGACTGTCTTGCCAACACCACCCTTTAAATTAATAATGCTTATCGTCCTCATAGTTGTTTCCTCCCAGTAGTTTCTTTGCCTTCTGCTGTTCTACAGAAGGCTTGCTTGATAGTATCCGCCCTTATTTCGTATCTCTTTTATTGCATCTTGTATCTCTACACTATAAGCACTTTTCCCAGTGGAATGCATATAATGCAGTTCATGTTTTGATGAAGCTCTGTAAAGTGTCCTCCATTCGTCGGTATTTGCAATTGGTTCCCTTTGGCTGTACGCCAGCCATTGCGCCGCCAATCATTCACCCTGCCATTACTGATACTCTCACAAACATGTTCATTGTCGGAATATATTGTTACAATGCATGGGCTGTTGAGCAAATTCAATGCTTCTGTAAGTGCCAGTATATACGCAAGGTTCCATGTGCCATAGCATATGCCTGACACAATCCTTGATTCTCTCTGCCTATTCTTTCGGATATACTCAACTGCTGCACCGTAACCTCTATACAGCTTCTTCCTGCTGCCATTATCAGTCTCTATGTAGATATTCACATTAAATATTCTTCACCCCCCCTTCAATCGCTCTCGCATATGTGGAACACTTATGCGAAGGCACTTATCCACTTATCCACAATCCGCCTTTTTGCGTTCGCTTAAATGCTAATTCGCCAATAGATTCCCTTCAAAAAACGTCATATCCTCAGGGCTATACGCACTATTGGCCAAACTTTCGTCTGGCGGCGTTTTGAGCGCATAAAGCCCAGACCAGCCATTCATGATTGACTGGTTTAATATTGCTACGGCTTTCATGATATTCATTTTGCCATCTTCACCTGCCAACACAACAAGCGAATCTTTTACAAGCCTCACTGCTCTGTCAATCAGCGGTCTGTTCATTCTTTTGCGCATATAAACAAAATCCTTAAAGGCACTATTCAAGTCTTCGTTGTCTGGATAATATGCCCTGCTGTCTGGTTTTTTCTTCGGATTGGTATTCGCCACCCCCTGGTTTGATACATTAGTATTTAATTCTTTAATATTTGATATATTAGTATTTAATTGTCCGCGGTTTTCCTGTGTGGGAATTGTCAATGCAAGCTCCTTCAATGCTGGTTCCTCTGACACAGATTTTTTTAATGCAGCCTCTTTGCAAACTGCATTCTCTGATACTGGTTCTTCTACATTTTCTAATTCAGGCTGTTCTGCATCAGACATTTCACTTTCTTCACTTTCACCTTCCAATTCTTGTGAAACAGGCTGTTCGTGTATTATATAATCTATTCCTCTTAATCTTCCCTTCTCATCACGAATGCGTTCCGTCTTCTCAACATATCCAAATTTGATAAGCTCATTTAATGTGCTCCTTACACTGTCCACTCCCTCTTTACAGAGTCCTGCCAAACCTTCGATTGAAAACTTCCAAGTATCTGGAAGACTTAGCATCGTTGAAAGCAGCCCTCTTGCTTTCAGTGATATGTTTTTGTCTCTGAAATGATAATTACTCATTACTGTAAAATCTTTTGTTTTTTCTGTTCTTATAACCACTTAGTTTCCCCTCCTTTTTCTTATCTTTACAAGCTGCATTCTCTAATATTGATTCTTCTGCATCAAACATTTTGCTCTCGTTTTTCAATTTTTGGGAAACAGGCTGTTCATGTATTATATAATCTATTCTTTTTAACTTTCCTACCTCATCACAGACGCGTTCTATTTTCTCAACATATCCAAATTCAACAAGCTCATTTAATGCACTCTTTACACTGTCCTCTCCGTCTTTACAGAGTCCTGCCAAACCCTCAATTGAAAAATTCCAATCATCTGGAAGACTCAACATAATTGAGAGCAGCCCTGCTGCTTCCAAAGATATGTTTTTATCCTTAAGATGATAGTTACTCATTACTATAGAATCCTTTGTCTTTTTTGCTCTTATAACCATTTGGTTTCCCTCTCTTTCCTTTTCTTGTTATATCTACTTTGATTGTTCAATGCTCTTTCAGAACAATTCCATACACATGATAATCTCTCTGAAAATCTCTTACACCCTTCTGATGGGCGATTGTATGATGTATTCGGCACAGACATATCTTTCTATTCTCAGTATCGTCATAATGCCTTCTATCATATCCCATGCCAATTGTGTCCCAGTGATGTATCTCTCCAAATCTGCCACATATGGCACATTTTTTATGTTTGATACATTGGTATAAATAGGTGTCAATATCATCTGTTCTGTCAGAAAGCCGTTCAGATAGGATTACACCATGTTTGAGGCAGAAGTCTGTGAGCGTATTAATAAAATCCCTAGCAATACTCATAGAACAATCAGAAAGAGAAAAGTAATCACAGCCTATTCTTGTGATATGCACATACTTCATGACTTCCTTTGTCTCTTCTGGCGTATATCCTGTATATTGTGAAATGTCACGAAGCGTAGCATAGATTTTCTTTTGCTGTTCTGGTGACAAGGTACGCCCATCAACCAATCGCAGAGATACATTCTTAATTTGCTTGTCCATTATCTCTGCTGCCAGATTGGCATTATCAATCCGTACCACAATATCAGCACTACCGCCATTATCACGTACTGCTATAATCTTTCCATCTTCCATTGTCCCACTTCCTTTGTGCTTTCTACGTGGCGCACAGGCTTTTATCCCTGCACGTCCACTAATCTACTGGGAATGTGATGCATATGCACCACGTACAAAGCACACAACTTGTCCACATGCCCCCTGCGCGGCACACAGGCATATTTCGTCCTGTGTCCGCTGCATATGGAATTTTTAGAAAAGAGGCTGCGACACACACCAGCATATGTGTCGCGCAGGGGGCACGCTACTCTATTATGCAATTACTTCCTGTCTTATCATAATTGTATAACTAAAACTTATGCACTTTTGTTGCTTTTACTCTCAAATTGTTTTCCTTGTTTCATTCTTCTTTCATATATTTTTAATATTGCAGTCGTAAATCTTTCCTGATATCCATCAGTAAATTCTACACTTACAGATATCTTTTTCGGCATCATACTTTTTTTCATATACCCCAATACCTTCCTCGTATCCTCCTACGTAACTAATATCTTACATTTCTGTCCGCTGCCATTGCATTTTTTGGCTCCTTCTTCTATACTGTACTTACAAGATGTTGCAATAGCCGAGTACTAAAGAAAGGAGATTCAAATTCATGAATGTATCATTATTAAAGTATTTAGTATCTTTATCTGGAAATCAAGTTGATATTATTGATACCAACGCCTTTTTTGAGAAATATCCTAGAGAAACATACTCCTCCGAATTATATTCCCTAGAACAAATGGGCTTCATCACCTTATTGAACTCCAACAACAAGATTAAAGAGATTGGCGTGAACAAAAAGGCAATCGATTACGTAGAAAAATTGTAATCACTACCACTGATATGACAGCATCAAATATTATCAATGCTGTCATGCTTTTTAACATTATCTCCATCTTACCCATCAACCAATTTTGACGCTCTTTTAGTATAGTGTAATAAAACTTTGCTATCTCATTGGTATCTGCTTCTTTGATGTCATTATTTTCGTTAATCTTTCTCACCTCCTCTATACTATTTTTTCACCGCCATACTCCTACAGCTTGTCGAGATATGCCGTATGAGGGGAAGATGCGTCCTCCTCTGTTGCAAATAAATACTCAAACGGTTTATTAAAGTACCTGCAAAATGCTTGACACTCACTCGGTCAAAATCTTCCGCTTCGTATTTTCTGACTATAAGA